TAAAGCTGCTTTACTCATATCTAAATGTTGTTGTCTAAATTTAAACGACGTATCACGCATGAACATACCAATTCCAAATGACATAATCAAGTCATCGTTATATCCTTGTTGGGCTTCTGCACGCCCATTTTTCCAAATAAATACTTTCATTTCTTCTACCAATCTACTTGATTGAATTATTACGCTTTTATCTGAAATATTTTCTTGGAATTTACCTATAACCATAGGTCTAACTTTAGATGTCATACTAAAACCAGGAACCATTTTACTTGTATCCATGTATTTGTCAAAGTATGAATCGGCTCTAGTAGCATCACCTTTAGTTGAGTAATGTAGATTAGTATACCCTCTATCTATTACAGTTTGAAGAGTTGCCCATCCAATGGAGGCGTTTTCAATTACAAGTAAAGCTTCATTATATTCGGTAGCTATACCCACTAATAAATGACCGTATTCTTTAGTGCCTATTTGGCCTTTATATTCTGCTACTTGTGTATTTGCTTCAATGTCAATAACGTGGAACGCAGAATAATCTTTCCCGTCTCCACGAGCCACATCAGCGACCACAAGGTAGGATCTTGAATAATCAGCGGGTTCCCAAATCCATAAGTTCTGGTCAGCGCCTCGTTTCTCAAGTGGGTCTTTAATATATGTTTTTTCATAAAATTCAATATATTCAGGATAAAATACAATATCACCTGAAGTTGAGAAATCACAATCACATTCTTGGGCTGCCATACGAGGGTCACCTAGTAATTCATCTTGTCTATCTCTCCAAGCTTGATCTCGTTCAGGGTGAACAAACCAGGGTAATTTAATAGGTAAAAAATCATTTTCACTATTTTCTGCTCTAACCCAGGTTTGATGGAACCAATTACCTGTACCATAAGGAGTACTTAATGCAATACAACCACCACCAGTGGCTAGGGTTTGTTGAGCTGAAGCCCATATTTCACCAATATTATCAATAAAGGCAGCCTCATCAATTAATAGTAAAGAAACGGCTTCTGATCTACCTGCATCTGAACTTGCTGAAGTGGCTTTAATTTGAGAACCGTTATTTAATCTAAGTGTTAATTTATTATCTTCTTGTGGTTTATCTTTTTCTTTTAACCATGAAGGTAAATTATGGTACATAAATTTAACTTTAGTTACCATATTTTTAGCTGTATCTTGCTTAGTTGCGATACAAAGGATATTTTTATCTTCATGGAATATCATTAACCATAAAGTATACCCTGCAGATAGAGTAGATATACCTAACTGGCGAGATTTTAAGATAATATTATAAGGGTTATCTTGAAATAATTTTAATACCTTTTCTTGGAAGGGGTATAAATGGAATGGGATTCGTCCACGTTGTGGATGTTGGATAAAACAGTATTTTTTCATAAAGTGTACCGGATCTTTGGCACACTTGATGTATTCCTGTTGAATTATTTTTCTTAAATCGGGCATTATTTACCTATTTTCCAGTACATACGAAAAGTATATATAGGTTGGAAATCAGGATTTAAACCTACACCAAAACCATATGCATCTCTTTTTTTATTAACGTATAATAATTCACCATTAATATTTTGTACTGCTTGATTAGTTGCCCCTACCGAAACACCCCCGAAAAATTCTTTTTTGTAGATGTAAATAGTTTTATTAACTGTAGTTGTTGGGACGAATATGTTGGATTGAACATTTCTTGATAAGATTAGATTCTTAGTTACTGTATCTTTTACGATAATAGAACCTATAGTATCTAATTCAATTGTATCTGAATAAAAATACTTTGTGTAATAATCTTCTAGTATAGCTGCAGTATCTACGTTTGAAGGAATAGTATCATGGATAATTTTAACTCTCCATTTTGGAACATACTTTGTTTTTTCAACCTTAACAGTATCCCATTTAGTTACTATTTCTGTAATAGTTACAGGGTCTACTGGGGTGGGAGAAGAACAACTCCTCTGTAAAAAGAGGAGCGCAACTAAAACTACAATAAGTAAAGTTTGAATATTTTTAAAGTAGACCTTCAAGTTCTTTCTTAATTTTAGTTAACTCTTTTAAACGGTCTAGAAAACGATCTTTTTCTGAACCTTCTGCTTTTTTCCATTGATTAACTACAGATTTCATTTCTTTGGTTGTATCTTGAAGTTTACGGGAAATTACAGAAATTGAATCTTTTTTAGATATATCTTTAGATGCAGGTTCCGCTGTATCGTCATCTACATCTTCTGATAGTTCTTTAGATAATTGAACTGTTTTTTCAAGTTCTTTATTTAATTCTTTTTGGGAGTCTACTTCCTCAGGAGTAGCTTCTGAAAGAACATCTACGATGGTTTCTTTAATGTATTCTGCTAATTCTGAACGTCTCATTATAATATTGTTTTATTATAAATATTACAGAGAAAGCGCTTCTAACATTTGTTGAATACGTTCTTCAGTACTACCCTTAAGTATACCGTAATTTTTAATGCGGTGTTGTTGTTGGCTTAGAATATAACGAATAATAATATCAATCTCGTTTCTATAATCAGCATCTGTTTCTCTAATACCATTATCTTCAATTTCTACACCTTCTGGTGAAACATAGAAAATATAATCGTATTGACTAATTAAACGACGAGCATATTCAGAAAATGCTTCTTTATCAGGCCAATCCATTGATTTAGAAGCTTGAGCAAATGCCATTACATCAATAATAGTACGGTCTGTGATGATATTTTCAGTGAGTAATTCACTTGCTCTCTCAGCCATAAAAACTGTTTGACCTAAAAATGTTGAATCAGTATTCAATGGGATACCCATCGCCATTAATTCTTTAGAACGTTCTGTTCTAGTTATATAATCCTTAAATTCAGGTACCTCTTTTAAGGCATTAACGAGTGTGGTTTTACCCACACTCATTGTACCACATAATCCTATTTTCATATTAGTTTCTGTAATCTGAAAGCAAGTGTTTCATTGATTGGTTCTTATACCAAGGTAGACCCTCACGCTCTTGCATAATCTCATTATAAGCATCTACATTATACTTGATACCATTTAGGTAATACCCAGTAAAAAGTTCACTATCAGGTGTGTAAGGCTCAATTGCAGGGCCATCCCATCTATGAAATTTCCAATTTTCTTCACCTTGATAACGTGCTAAGTGGATAATAGCACCTTTTGAATTGATTGTTTTGTACTCGTACAGTTTTTTTCTCTTTGCCATAACTTATTTTAATTTATTAAATATACGAAACTATTATTAAAAATCCTAATAATTTTCAAAAAATTCAGGATAATCTTCTTCAACTACTTCTCCTAACATCCATTCAGCAACATATGTACCTTGTGCCCCTGATACTGTGATACCACGCGCTGATAACGCGTCTCCTACAAAGTGCACGTTTCCGTATTCTGCAAGAGATAAATTGCTGTAATCCACGAGTGGTTCAGGGGAAAGATATTTTACTTCAGGGATATAAATACCCCAATCATCTTTAAGTGTTGGGAATACTTTTTTCATATCCTCAATAAAATCTAAGATATACCAAAAATATGGTTGCATTACTTTAGTAGTTTCATGTAGTGAGTCTATCTTGTAAGCAGATACCCCATCACCTTCAGATGTTTGAGATGGTTCTCTTGTAGGACTATAATATAATCCTGTACCATCTTTTTGTAGTTTTTGAACTACATCACGCGACCATTCAAATGGATTTTCAATACCTTGAATTTCCATCAAGATACCAAAATTGGTCATATCGTTTCTGTAGGCTTCGTCTTTTTTAGCGTGTCCGTTGTACGAATGGTCTCCATACGTTTGTTCAACAGCAACGTATGCTGCATTGTTGTTTGTACAGAATGAACGTAACGAGACTCCTTTCTCTTCGAATTTGCGATATAATTTAAAATCATAACTAATGTCAATTAGTTTTTGGAAATGTTTTTGTGGTGCTTCAAATCGAACACCAATTTGTACTGGTTTTGGTTCAGTAGGGAATGAATAATCGTCTGCTAGTTGTTTACCAAAATCAATACCTGATTTACCAACTGCAAACATTAGGCGATCATATTTTATTGTTTCTTTTGGAGTGTTCCAATTACAATATACTTCTTGATTATCAAAATCAATTGAAGTTACTTTAGTCTCCCAAATAAATTCTACACCCTTATTAACTAGATAATCATACCAATTTTTACCAATCTCGTGTAGATAATCTGTACCAACGTGCCAAACAGGGAACAAACGCAAACCAAAATATGGTTTAATAAAATCTGGTTCTGCTTGAGGATCTGAACATTGTACTTCCTCTGGTTTAGGGTGGAAACGTTTAAAGTT